ATCACAAAAAGAAAAAGAATCACCACGAGACCCCCCCCCAAATTAGCGCGCTGTTTCGTTTGGCCATTCTATGTTTTTTAAATTAGGTGGAGATTTTTTTTTCCAATAGGAATAGACTTTTTCTCTTAAAGTGAGGTAATAGTTGTACCTTTCTTCGCTCAACTCACTCGGGTAGACTTTACAGTTTCCGGTAGAGATAGTTTCTACTTTTTTCTTGTCGACGAGAGAAGACGGATTTTGCTGAATGATCGTGTTGAATATTTTGATGGTTCTCCATTCTTCTAAAACTTTCTCAAAAATAAAAATAACTTCTTCGCCCTGAATCGAACGCTTGTCGGTTCGCTTTTTCTCTCGCCGTTCCTTCTTTTCCTTGATGTATTTGTTTTTGTCCATATTGTAATGGGGAGAGAAATGTTTAGGTGAAAAATAAAGGAAATTGTTTTTTTTGTTTCTTACAAGCAAAAGGAAATCTTGCTCATCAAGTTGGATGAGCAAGATTTATTTACAGTTAGACTCTTCAATCATTTTTTTATATTTTTCATACATTTCCGTAGAAACCTCACATTCATAAAAAGGAACCTTTTTCTCCATCACTTGTCTTCTTATGTTTTTTACAATATCAATCGTAATTTGATTGTTTTTCTCGTACATTTCGTCTAGAATAACCATCGGCTTTTTCCCTTCCGTGATTTTTTCTATCACCATCATTATTTCGTCCAATTGTATTTTTCTCTTTTTGATGTTTCTCTCTTCTTGGGTTGTCGATTTTTTTTCCACTATTTCATTTCTACAAACTATAATTCCATTTTTAATTCTTGTCACCGTATGTCTCGGTAAATTCATGATTTCTTGAATTTCCGTATTTTTCTTTCCTTCTTGAATCATTTTTCGAACAGCCAAAATGATTTCATCGCTCACACTATTTTTCGAATCACGAATCGAGTTGGACATTTTTTTCCTCGTTTCTACCGATTTTTGTTTTCCAAAATTATGATTTCCTTCGCCCATCATCTTGACGGATTTCAATTTGTAAACTTCCTTTCTATGTATTTCCTTGCACATTTTCTCTTTCAATTCCCTCATTTTCATGGTATAAAAATATCCCTCCTTTCCGTCGTCGTTTTGGTTCAACTCGTGAAACACTTCAATCTTGTGCTTTTCTTCGTTACAGATTTTATACATTTCTTCTTTTACTTCCATATCCTCCGTCCTCAAAAAGGTTTCAAATGCACACGCCTGATTGTATTTCACTATCAAATGTTTTTTTGTGTATTCGATGAATGTCAAACAGTTTTCTTTGGAGTACAGTTTGTATTTATTTTCCTTATCAACGACTCCAAAACCAAGAAATTCTTTAATTTGATGTAGTATATATGGATACTTTGTTTGTGTGATTGAAATGTAGTATTTTTTACAAGTTTTGTTAATAAACAAACAACCTTCTGCATCAAATAAACCAGAAATATATTCAATATTTAAATTATTTATTTCATTTTCTACTGTTAAAATATTGTTCTCTTTACATGTTTCAAATATTTGAGTCTTTTTATCTGTTTGATTTTGTTTATTATTTATCTTACTATAGTCATGTAAGGATTCAACCTGAACCTTTTTTATAATTACATTATTTTTTACATATTCAAGTAATAATTGATATTCATTACTTCTAATAACTAAATTGAATTGATTTCTTTTGTTGTACTTGTGATAATATTTTTCATTCATTACATCTTCAACCTCGTTATTTCTACATTTTGTTGTTGTAATACTTCCGCCGAAATGAAAACGAATGATTTGTAAAATATTTGTTCTGCTTTGGGTTAGTGATATTCCCGATTGAAATCCACCTTTAATTTTACGAACATAAAAACATCCATCACCATCTATAAAACCCGAAATATAAGATGGATGTGGAGGCTGTAAAATGTATTTACCCAGATGTTTTAAATTGTCTTCTTTTATTGAATTCATTATATATAGTATTGTACACATAATTTCTTTAAATTGTTTTCAATTTTATTTTGTAAATCTTACTTTCCCGATTGGGAATGCAAGATTTTTATTATGGATAAATATCATTTTCTAAATCATCAACCACCTTGTTTACTTGCTGCAATTTTTCTAAAATATTGACATTATTTGATTTTGTGCCAACCCATTTTTTCTCTAATTTGGGATGAGTTTCTATTTTAAAAAATTCACGACTTCTCGTTTTTTCTTTATTCAACCATTCATGATAGTAAACAACATATTTTTTCATCATTTGTTGTGTGATTCCTTGTGGTAGTGGTTTAGCGCTCGTTTTTCTTTCTCTCTTTGTTCCGCCCATAATGCCTTTACAATTGTTTTCTTGTTCTTTTCTCGTTGCCACACGAAGATTTTCAATTGTATTGTTTAACGGATCTCTATCCACATGGTCGACGGATACATTTGAAGTTCCCTTTCCATTACCATAACAACTAGTAATAATTTGATGAATAAATAAAGAATTGTTTGATGATAATATATAACCATTTGAGTGTTTATGAAATGTTGATTTTTTTCCTTCATTTTTTTCAAAATCCAGTATTTTTTGATAACTTTTTGGACATAATTTACAAATGGTATTTTTTTCACAATACATTAACAAATATACTTTTTCGTTTTCTTCTATTTTCCAAAGAGGATTTTTCATGAAATATGGGTCTACGCCATTTTTTGAGTAATGTCCTGGAATGTATTCTTTTATTGAATAATTTTTTATAATATTTTCATGAAATTGATGGAAACAATCAACATTACATTTTCTTAAATCATAAATATTTCCATTTCTAAAACTATATTTTACATTTCCATTTTGTTTGAAACCATAAATAAATTCTATATAGTTGATTCTACCAGTATTATAATTGAAAGAAGGATAAATATCATCCTCTGATAAAAACATAAACTTTTTTTCAAAGTTTACTATTTTATCTTTGTCTTCAAAATCAAGGCAATATTTTTTATTTCCGTATTCAATTATGCCAAATAATAGTTCAGAATCACTTAAATAGAGAGGTTTTATGTATTTTAATTTTGGTTTTTTCATAATGTTTCCGTTTGTTAAATTATTGTCTTTATCATTTTGAGCGCCGGAGAAATTTGGAGTTTCACTAATTTCCATATTATAGATACTATAATATAGATTTCTTTAAATTATTTTACAACTAATATTATATATATCCTAGTTACTTAATTACTATATGCCAACCCACCCCTGTGGTTGTATTCTTTACTTTCATAAAGAATCTGGACTATCCCTTAAGTCATCATCGAAAATTGCTAGTTTTCTCAGACCCATTTCATTATAGTCTCTGAACCTTCTTCGTATGCTTGCTTTATCGCACTTAGAAGCTTGGCTGCAGATTTTCCAATCCTTTTCGTTATTACTATGCTTTAGGTCATTACCCCAAGTATTTACTATGCTTTCACACAATAAAGTAGTAGAAAAGGCTATAAGGATGTTCCCGCAATTTAGAAATGTTGCCTCTCTCAGTCAGAGAGAGACTAGCTGGTTATATAATGCATGTTGATACAACATACATATTTGCTTTACACCGTTTACCCATATTAGAAAGCAAATATCTAATATGGCGGCCAACTGTTGGGCACAGGTAGACTGTATGCCGGACATTATTCTTAGAACATTATAATTTGTGGCGTAGACACGAACTTTGGCAGTTCTGGTTCCCTCAACGGTGGCGTTGGAAAGAACAAGCTGCAGAGTTGCATTGTCAATTCTTGAGAAGTTGCATGTGCCTGATGGCTGATGCTCTTCTGGCCTGAGTGCGAAGGAGTAAACATTAATACCTTCGTCAGGTGACCTGGTGTGAACCTGGTAGGGTTGGACCCACGAGAAGTAGGATCCTTCACGCTCCGAGAAACGATCCTGACCGTTGAGCTGAAGTTTGGCAACGACAACAGGGTTCTGTCCCCAACAGTGCATGTCGAGGGAGGTCTCAGAGAGAACGAAAGTTCCGGCGTCGGAGACGGTGGAGCCGCTGTTGTGGTTTCCGGCGGGGAAATCAGCGGTGGTTAGGCCAAGAGAGGCAAGAGCGGCGCTGTTGCTGAGGGCAGGGTTCAAAGGAACATTATCACCACCGAAGTTGGTCTCGTTGTAGGCGTTGTTGTAGGCGCCTCCGTGCCAGTATCCGGTGAAATCGGTAGGAATGGATGCATCAAGGGCACCAGCGTCCTCGAAAAATCCACGGGCGTCGATGAAAGCGTTGGCACCAGCGGTCTCGGCAGGTCCACCGAAGGCGTGGATGGCGTTAGGAAGGGCATCGACAGCGTCGGTGTAGTTGAAGGGTTGGGCGCCAAGAACCTTGAATAGAGTGGCGTCACAAAGAAGTGCCGAACAGTAATCAACGTTCTGATCAGGTTGAACAACCCAGATAAGCTCCTTAACGGGGTGGTTAAAGTTCAGCTTGATCTTGTTGGAAGATGAACCAACGGATTCATCACCGGTGAATTGTAGCTGGGAGATGAGGTACTCGTGGGGGTTTTGGGCGAATCTTCTGCGCTCGTCAGTATCAAGGAAGACATAGTCGACATAGAGGGAGGCGGCAACAAGAGATTGGTTGTAGGCGATGGTGGCAGTAACAGGTGCACCAACGGCAAGTTGGCTGGAGGCAGGGTTGGTGTAAGGACCAGCCTTGGCGTTGTTGTAAGTGTTGCAGCTGAGGGAAGTAACGGCCCAGAGACACTCGTCAATAGGTCTAAGATCAAGGTTAATCTTGACCTCGTGGTATTGCAGAGCGATCAAAGGAAGGGCAAGACCAGGGTTGGTACAGAACCAGAATTGAAGAGGAATGTAAAGAGTGGTCTCAGGAAGAGCGTTACGAGGGGCACAGACTTGTCTGGGGGCAAGGGAGTCACAAGGACCATCGACATCGGCGAAGGAAGGATCGGTGATGAAGGTAAGTTGAGTGGTGTTACCAATCATCTTGAAGTAACCTCTTTGTTGCTCGCAACTCATGGTAAGTTGGTTCCAGATGTGCATCCAGTCACCATATTGGCGGTCAATTCTTTGACCGCCGATTTCAACCTCAACTTGAGCGATAAGTTGCTCACCAGGGTAATCTAACCAACGAGCATAGACGCTGTGT